GTTGGACCAGGTTGAAGGCATGCGCGCTCCCCCAGCGCTCTTCCGGCTGCCGGAAGGTCGTGATCGCCTGCGGCCGCACCTGCTGCTTGAGGTTGTAGGTCGTCGCCAATCCGAACAGCGTGCCGAAGCCATGAGGATAGGCCGACTGCGACTCAGGGATGATGCGCGCGCCCCAGCGGGTCGCCTCGTAGCCGATCGGCCCAAGGTGCCGGGTCGTGCCCACCATCGGACGGGACGCGGCGGGACGCCCGATCGACTCCGGGACCACGTAGCGAACGGCTGGGCTGATTTCGTGGCCGACGCCGCAGAGCGCCGACTCGAATCCACTCCCGATCATTCCTCGGACGCTGTGCTCAACCCGGGCCGCGCCATAGATGTCCGTCTTGGCGCCACCCCCATCGAGCGACAGGAGACGGCGCTTGGGTGCCACGGCGCCGTCTCCAAAGGTCGCGGCATCCAGGCCGGGCGTGCCGAGCTCGCGGAGCCCGTAATCGATCCACGGCCCCGGTATCAGGAGCGAATCGAATCCGGTTGGCGCGAAGCTGGGCGTCTTCGTGAGCGTCGGCGCCGAAACCTGCGGGAATGGCGCCGGCAGGCCGGTCGTCATCAGCGCCCGGTGCCGGTAGCCCGCAGCCGCATCGCCGACCCTCAGCGCCTCAAACCCGGGCGGCGAAAGGTCCAGCGCTGCGTTCTCGATCGTCGCAGCGCCGGGGCGAGTCGCCATGAAGCCAGTGACCGGAACAAGGCGGTTCAGCGCGGTCACGCTGCCCCAGGCGCTGACCTCGAGCGACACGAAGCCATGTACTGCAACGGCCCTGCGCGTCAGGCGGACGCCGATGTCGCCGAAGACCGCGGAGACCGGAGAGGCCGCGTGCAGCACCTTGCTGGCGCGATCGCGTACTCGCGGGAATCCGACCTCTGGCGTGGGCACGCCTGCCGGCAGCGCATAACTGTCCTTGTCCCGGATCTGGGCCGCGCCGAAGCGCAGCGCGTCGAAGCCGACGGGGTGCGGCGGCCGCTGCGCCCGCTGGTCGCCATACGCGGTGGCAACGTAGCCGCTCGGCCGGATGGAGCGCGGGTCGAGCCAGGGCGAACCGATGCCCAGGGCGCTGAAGCCGGATGGTCGCGCCGTCTGGTCCGCGGTCGTGTTGATGACCGTCGGCTTCGGAGCGTCGAGCGCGGAGATCCCGCTCGGTGTGACGTACTTGACCCCCCCCTGCACGAACGCAGCGGTGAATTCGGTCTGAACCCCCATCGTGACAGGGAGGTAGCGCCGGAAGTTCTCGGCCTTGGCGGTGCCGAACGCAAGCGTGCTGGCTCGGCCGCTTGCGACG